TGGTCGTATTGTTGGGCCGGGACTGGAAACTCAGCGAATAGCGTCGACTTCTCAGCGTCAACATTTGACCAGACAGGGACAACAGTCACTCGAGCAAGCGGAACGGACATTTTCACCGGGGGCATGATCGGGGACACGATCGGCTTCGAAAACGGCAAACAAGGCAAGATCATCAGCGTCGACACCGGGACGTCGATCACCGTGAGCACGTCGCAAACCGTGACAGGCGAGACAGCCAAGATTTACGACACCGATAGGCTCGTTTTAGATAATAAAATTGCATTCACCAACACGCGACTCAACGACGTCAGAAAAACCGTATGGGACACAGCCCCGGTATTGACGCCGTCGCATACATTCTACGAGTCTTATTTATTCGCCTCGGGCGACGTCGAAAACAACACGATCACGGAACTAGCGACAGCAAGGGGCACAACCAACGATATTTTTGCTCGGATCTTACTCGACGACCCCGTGCCTCTTGGGCCCGGGCAAACGCTCGGAGTTACATATATTGTCAAAGCAACGTATGACTATTCGATCAAATCAAACGTCGATCCTCAAATCACGGGATGGCCCGTGGAGTATCCGATCACAAGCATCGTCGATCAAACGGGCGATCTCGCACTTGTCACAATGGCCCCGGATCCCGGCGACGATCATCACTACCAAGTCGGGGGCAACATTATCATCGAGAACGCAAGACGGCCTGAGATTGCTCTCAGCTCAATGTCGAGCACAGCAACAGAGTTCACAGGGACAACAAGCGCAACTCACAACCTGAGCGTCGGGGCGAGCATTGTCATCGAGGGAGTCACCCCGTCAGCATACAACGGCACTTGGACGATCGACGCGACACCAACGGCAACAACATTCGAGGTTTTGAGCGCAGTCAACCCCGGAGCGGGAACCGGGGGATCCGTTCGAGAGGCGGATCCGGGTACATGGTGGAATGGCGAGCACGCGGTCACAGCCGTCGGAGTCAATACCGTCACGATCTCAGTCACCTCGGGGATCCCCGACGCCGGGGCCGGGGGCGTAGTGACAAACAGCGGGCTTTGTGAAACAATTTGCAAATCTGTTTTTGCAACATATCCCCCAAACGAAGACCCGAACGGGGATCCAGTATCGGTCGAGATCGGGTCGAACGGGGGCCTCGAGCCCTCGAGCACCGCAGTTTTTGCGGCATTAGTCTCAACAGGCCCGGGGACAAACTACGGGATCATGCTCGAGTCATCAGACATCGGGGGCCGATTTGGAACAAACGAAGTTTTGACAACAGAGTCATACGACCCGGCGACATTCACGAGAACGAAAACAGTCGATTGCGGCGTGCTCGATTGGAACAAAGACGACATCAAGCAAATATGGCTCGCCCCTGCATACAGCGGGGCGATACCAAATAAAAAACACATGTATTCAATGTATTTTTATGAGCCGCAAAAAAAACTAGATACTCACACTTTGCAAATCAGATTCAGATGGTCATGGGGCCGTATATTAGCAGATTGATCTCATGGCCGACGAACTAAGTCTCGCTTACAATACCTCTCCGACAACCTCGGCGAGATATTGCTATATCATCACGGACGAGTCGAAGGGCTCGCGTGTTTTTTACACGGGGGCGGATTTCGACATCACCCTGACAAATATCCCCGGCTCGGATCAGGCCCCCGGGGGGTCGTCAACACAGCTCTTCACGTCAATCCCAATCGCTCACGGGGGCAATCGACGGAGTCAAGAGTTTGAAAACAACGGGACGAGTTTGATCCTCCCGAAAAACAACCAGAATCTCGGCAAGATTTTCCTGAGCAGTATCACGGCAGAGATCCGGGTCAAAATCATAAGACTCAGCACTTACTCGATCCAACCCTCGGAACTCGAATGGGGAGTCGAGACGAAAGTGATCACGGAGGGCGTCATCACAAATATGTCATTCGACGACAACTATGCAACGGCGACAGTTATCCCAGAGGCTTATGCAAAGAATTTCAGCGTCCCCCGGATTTGGTTTACAAGATCATGCAATCATGTTTTGTATGGGGAAGGGTGCGGGGTCGATCCCGAACTTTTAGCTTGGGATACGTCAGTCATCACGATCGATCGGCAGCAAAGAAAGATCAAAGTCATAGGAGTGAACGGGCCAGATATTGAATACTATGTAAACGGGACGATCAAACAAGACTCGACGGGGGTGCAAGTGACAGTCGTCAAAGCCGAAATCACAGACGGGGGGACAAATTTGCAATTCATAACAAACAATTGGCTTCCGGAGATACAAGACGGCGACGGCGTGAGAATTTTGCCGGGGTGCGCGAGGACAAAAACCGCTTGTCACGAAAAGTTTGCAAACGCCGCGAACTTTGGAGGTTTCCCGTATATCCCGAACCGCAACTCTCACATACACGGATTAAAAGCGGGTACGAATAAAACGGGCAATATCACTAGCATTCTCAACGCCCTCGTCCCAGAGGGCGGCAGCGGGGATCCGTTTCTTAATCTTTAAAAAATTGTAATACATAAATAATGGAATATTCCCTCATGTTCGAACACCTCGCGTTTATCCCGATTCTGATCGGGGCATTAGCTTGGGGAGGGGCCGCGTTTTTTGGTGCGTCGGCGGCTATTGCAATCGGGATCGGGCTCGGGGCATGGGCAATTTCCGAAATGCTTTTTGGCGGCAGCGCAAAGCAGGACGACGTCAGGCCAGACGAGCTCGACACAGCGACAACAACCGAAGCTCGAGTCGTGCCCGTAATTTGGGGCACCGTGAGGCTACCGGGAAACGTGCTCAGAATGGACAAAAATACTTTCATATCTGACGAACAAGTAGAAGACGGCGGATGGTTTTCGGACGACGTGACTACCGGATACAAGTATTACGTCACATACGATTACGGGATATGCATGGGCCCGGTCGATCAAGTAACTGGAGTATGGGCAAACCCCGGGGAAGAGAGTTTATGGAAAGGCTCAATCTCGAGCTCGACAGCCCCGACTTTCACGACGCAAGGGATCAGGTCGGCAATTTGGAACGAAAACGAACCGTCAAATCTGATCATTATCGGAACCGTCAGAGAAATGGGCCTCGGGCAAGGGGAGCTCGTCTCGATTTCTGGCATGACAGAGCAACCAAATTTTAATGGGAATTACGCCGTTGTTGATTTGAACCCTCCCGGATACACGAGCTCAAATCAAGTTTATGACGCCGTCAAACTCGTGACGGCCGATTTGTTGCCAGTCACAACCGGGCCGTCCGTCGGGCTTTATTACGATCAAGGCGGAATACTAACCGGGGCCGTCGAACCGTCGGGGAGCTCAAAAACATTCAGTTTGAAAGGCGACGAGATGGAGGGGACTATCAATTTTTATTTTGGATACAAAGACCAGAAAAGAAAATCGGGGTCGGAATACGATGATAAATGGTCGGATTACAATAATATTTGTTACGCTCACCTGCCGCAATGGTATATGGGATACCAAGCCCGGCCGCAAACTTTGCTCTTTGAATTGCTCAGGCTTCCGTCATGCAAAAACGAAATCGGAATTGAGTACCCAGTCGCAGATTTCAGAGTCAGAGGCAGCGACGACCCTCAGCACGAAGCATACAAAGACGCAAACCCTGCCGCGATCGTCTGGGAATTGCTCACGGATAAACTATGGGGTCGCGGCATAGAGGCGAGCAAACTCGATTTCCCGGCATTCTCATCAGCGTCAAAATATTTTGCAGCCCAAAATATCGGTATTTCTTATTCTCTCGGGTCACAAGGATCCGTCGAGAAAGTCATCGATATGGTGCGAAATCACGCGCAACTCGCGGTTTTTACAAGAGGCGAGATCATGACGTGCCTCGCACTAGGGGACACGTCGACGGCATACAACCCCCTCATAAGAATCACGAGGGACGAGATCATTGACATCAAACTCACGAGGCCAGCATGGGCGGGCACAATCAACGAGCTCAGGGCAACATTCATCAATCGCAAAAACAACTATCAAGACGAAATCGTCTCGGCTCAAGATTTGGCATCAATTCAAATGGCCGGGTCGATCAACTCGAGGCAAGTCAATTTAAAAGGTTTTTCGAATCGTAAAACGGCAGAAAAAGAGGTTTACAAATTGCTCAACGAGTCGTCATACCCGGCGGCGGAGTTGACAGGGACGCTCACGAGGTTTCATGCCGATCTCGAGCCCGGATCCTTTGTCGAATTTATCATTGACGATTACGTCGGGGGGCAACCGACCACCTCATACTGGCAAGTCGTCGAGATCAATGACGAGCAACAAGACCCAGAGGGGCTCAGTATTAGCTTAAAAGAGGATTACTACGCGACGCCATACGTCGGCGTGCCAGAGGACTTTGTCGTACCGACGCCTTCATACGTCAATCAAGAGCCACTCTCGGAAGACGATCTCAACTATGGCGATGATTGGTCGGGCAACGAAGACCCCGGGGAAATATCAAATTTCGAAATCGTCGAATTGCCATATTCTTTGAGCCTCGGATATGCTCAAGCTCTTGTCGCTCTCGACGCTCAATCGGATGATTTGTATCGAACCGACGCCGTTTATCGGAAAGCGGGAGAGCCCATATTTACAGATTTTTACAAAGATATCGACCCCGCGGCTTATGGTATGACACTCGACGCGGCATTGCCCGCCGGGCCCGCAATACTGAGAAACCAATCGATCAACTTCACAGTCCCGAACGTGTGGCAACGCGAGAGGATCGAAAACATCTCGAATCTTGTGCAAAATGATTACAACCATATTGCCTTTCTCACGCAAACCTCGGCCGGGTGCCTATTCATTGGCAACGAGATCATGCAATTCGGATACGCAATCGAAACCGTCACAGGGGTCGAAGTCAAAACCTTAGTCCGGGGGGTATTCGGAACAAAAATCGAATCTCACTCGATAGGCGCACAAGGTTATTATTTCCCGACTATCCCGGGCGTCAACCGAATAAGCCTCACGGAAATCCCGCTCGAAACCGATCTCGAGTTTGACATCGAAAGATACACGATCTCCGGGTATTTCGGCCGGGCCTCAATCAACCCGACAGCAAATATCAAATACAAATACGCCCGGC